CCTCAGCTAGTTTTGAGCAAGCTAATATAACGGTTTCAGTTAGGGTTGCAGATTCTGCTACTCTAGTTGATACTATTTCAGTTATCCTGTATTTAGAAGCCGGCGCCAATTAATTAATTATTGACAAAATCCTTTTTAGAAGGTATAATAACAGTATGAGCGAACTACGAATAAATGATTTCGATGTAATATTTTTGTCTTACGACGAACCCAACTGTGAACAAAATTATGCAGATCTATTAACTAAGATACCGTGGGCCAAGCGTGTTCATGGTGTAAAAGGTTCGGATGCAGCACACAAAGCCTGTGCAGATATTGCTGACACAGACAGATTTGTTACAGTTGACGGCGACAATAGAATACGTCCAAGTTTATTAAATTGGAGCATACCTAAAGATATGGTAAGCGACAATACTGTAATCAGTTGGTGCGGCAAAAATGTAATCAATCATTTACAGTACGGCAATGGCGGAGTTAAATGTTGGCCTAAACACATTGTACAAAACATGCGTACACATGAAAATGCTGATCCTAATAACGAAGCAGCACAAGTAGACTTTTGTTGGGATCTAGATTACAAACAAATGAACGAATGTTTTTCAGATGTGTATAATAACGCAAGCGAACGTCAGGCTTGGAGAGCAGGATTTCGAGAAGGCGTTAAGATGGGTCTATCTAATGGTAGACGTATTAGCAAAGAAAAACTTTTAAGCAATCCGTGGAGAACTTTACATTGGCTTTATATATGGTGTAATGTTGGTACAGATGTAGAAAACGGTATTTGGTCAATCTACGGAGCAAGACAAGGTCTTAATATGACAATGTTAACTGATTGGGACTTTGTTAATGTAAGAGACTTTGATTGGCTTAATACATTCTTTGATACAATTAAGCACAATGACCCATTTGAAGGTGCAAAACATTACGGCGAGATTTTACGTAACGAACTAGATTTACCAATATCTGTAACTCCTATGGATGCCGAACAGAGTGCTTTCTTTAAAGAAGTTTATATTAATCCTAGTAGGATAGATAAACCAGGACGTTCTCTAATACAATCTCACGTTTATGATATTGTAATGATTACATATGACGAACCAGAAGCAGATAAAAACTTTGAAGAACTAAAAAAACGTTTTCCAAGGGCCAAACGTATGCACGGAATTAAAGGTATACAAAACGCACATCGTGCCGCAGCACATCTTGCAGAAACAGATATGTTTTGGGTAGTAGACGGCGATGCTGAAATTGTAAAAGACTTTAACTTCTATCTAGAAGTAGAAGATTGGGATAAGAATACTGTTCATGTTTGGCGTAGTAAAAATCCTGTAAATAATTTGCAATACGGATATGGAGGTGTAAAATTATTACCTACACACCTAACACGTAATTTACCAGACAATACAGTTGACATGACAACTAGTATTAGTAAAAGTTTTAAAAGTATTGCACAAGTATCTAATATTACAAAATTTGATGTTGATCCATTTACTACATGGAGAGCAGCATTTAGAGAATGTGTAAAATTAGCAAGTGGTACTATTGACAGAAAAGACAATGCAGAAACAGAAGAAAGGCTTAACACTTGGTGCGAAGAAAGTGTCAATGCTCGTTTTGGAAAATTTGCTACTAGTGGCGCTCGTAGTGGCCGTCAGTTTGGTTACGATAATTTCGATAAGCCAGATCGTTTAAGATTAATTAACGACTTCGATTGGCTTAGGGAGCAATTTAAAAATGACACAAATACGTGAGTATTTAGATAATATTACAGCATTACATATAGAGCTTACAGATAAATGCCAAGCAGCATGTCCTATGTGTGCTAGAAATATAAATGGAGGTGCTGACAGACCATTTATAAAGAATGCAGATATCAGTATTGAACAATTTAAACAATGGTTTACGCCTAATTTTTTATCAAAACTTAATAACCTTTATAGTTGCGGAAACTATGGAGATCCTGCGTTTGCTAAAGATTGTTTAGAAATTTATTCTTATGTTAGAGAGTGCAATCCAACAACTCGACTAGCATTGCATACCAATGGAAGTTTAAGAACAACACAGTGGTGGAAGGAACTTGCTAATGTTATTAGTCCAAACGGACAAGTAATTTTTGCTGTTGACGGATTTGCAGGAAAGCATGAAATATATAGAAGAAATACTAAGTTTGAAAAAGTAATAGAAAGTATTACAGCATTTGTAGAAGCCGGCGGCGATGCAAGAGTAGACAGTTTAGTATTTGCACACAATGAACACGAAACAGACAAATTAGAAAAATTTCTTTTAAACTTAGGTGTTAAAGAAGTAAATTTTAAATCCACTAAACGATTCTATAATCTAGGAAAATTTGCTGTACAAGATAAAGAAGGTAAACATATATACGATCTAGAACCTGCAACACAAGAAAAATGGAATCCTGGGTTTGCAGGAAACATTGAAGCATTTTTAGATCCTAATTTTATAAAAAAAGTTTGTGATAATGCTACAGTAGAGCCACAGTGTATAAACAAAAATGAAATATATGTAGATCCTTACGGTAATATATTACCTTGTTGTTGGATTGGTAGTGATTGGATAGAAGAACCTCTTAATGGTGATTTTGTGTTACAAAAATTAAGAGACATAACTGTAGACAATAGTAAACAAGTAATGATAGATGTCGGAGTTCCTAATCTAAATACCGCTAATATCGACGGTTTATTGCAAAAAATCGACATGTGGGAAAAATTAGAACAGTACTGGATAGGTGAAAACAAGTGTATTACGTGTGTTAAAAACTGTTCAAGAGAGTTATATGCAAAATAAGTTTAATGACATACCGTGGGATAATATTACTGAGTTTGGCCAGAAGACTCTCCTAAAGAGCCATCTTTTCACAGTTTCGTGGATCCTGGCTAGATTTTGTAATTATAACTGTAGTTATTGCTGGCCATACGCAAGATGTAGTACCCCTGACCACCAAGATCTAGAAACGTACTTAAAGGCTATGGATAGTATCAAAGCACAGGCTCGTGCAAATAACTTTACAGATTTTCACTTTAGTTTTAGTGGCGGCGAGCCTACAGCCTATAAATACTTTGGGGAGATTATAGATCATTACTGTAGTGATACAGCACCTGAGTACCAAAGTATACATATGACCACAAATCTAAGCCCTGGAAGCAAATGGTGGAATAGATGGTTAGACAGCACTAAAACTCTGCAACGCAGAAGTATAACAGCAAGTTATCATGCAGAGTTTGCAAACGAGCAAGAGTTTGGAGACAAATGCTTGCAACTAATGAAAGGAGGAACCTTTGTTACAATCAATCAAGTTATGGTTCCAGAAATGTTCGAAGAGCTTTACGGACGCTTGGAGCGATTTGCCGCCAGAGGTATTAATGTCACTCTCAAGCCCCAGTCCGATCCTACCGCCAGCTTCGTGGTACATGGATATACAGAAGATCAAATCAAAAAAATGCAAACCGGTTTCCCACAGCAAATCCCGGACGAATACAAAAAACTAATACCTCTATATCAAGTAGAACTTACGGACGATAAAGGTGATAAGTATTATGTAGACCAAGCAGAAAGATTTAATGCATTTGGTTTTAATAAATTTAAAGGCTGGACCTGCAATGCAGGATATCAGGGAATAGTAATAAGAGAGAACGAAGTGAAACGTAGTTATAGTTGTCATGACGAACCTCTTGGTACTATTACAGATGGTTTTAAGATTTTTGGCAAACCTAAAAAATGTATTACTCCTACTTGTGTAAGTAGTGCAGATAGTAAAATCCCAAAGGTAAAAAATATATGAAAGTTGAGATAGAAGATGTACTTTTTTGGATGGATGCAATACGCAATAGTGACGATAAATTCCGTACTCTTGAAAGTTTTTGGAAAGGACAAATAAGGAGTAAAGTTTGGTTAGTAGAAACTTTAGAAACATTTGCTTTGCCGTCAAAGAATAAGATTGTTATACACGGCGGCTGGAATGGTGTGCTAGCAAGCCTATTGTTTAATAGTAAAATTAATATAGAGTCTATTGTTAGTGTTGATATAGATCCTACATGCGAGGAAATAGCACGTACAATAAACAAACGTCAAGAAATTGAAGGAAGATTTGAAGCCGTTACAGCAGATATGTGTGACTATGATTATAAAGCCGATATAGTTATAAACACTAGCTGTGAACATCTTACACAAGAACAATATAATAAATGGTTAAAAAAATTACCGCATTTTGCAACAGTAGTCATACAAAGCAATAATTACTTTGAGCATGAAGAGCATGTAAGATGTGCAACAGATATAATTGACTTTATTAAAATGTCAGATGTTGCTCCTTATTTTGCAGAAACATTTGAAACACCAAAATATGAAAGATACATGATAGTAGGGAAACATCACTAATGACAGACAAGTATTGGTATAACCCAGAAGATACTAAATTAGGAAAGTTTCAACGAGAAATTGAAACATTAACAGGCACACCTACATTTTGTGTGTTACCTTGGATACACTTTGCTACAAGACCAAATGGCGATATGCGATTGTGCTGTAGTGCAAACGCCAGCGGTGCAGGAAACGATCACGAAGTAGGCTTAGTTAAAATGGAAAACGGCAAGCCAGCAAACTTTGGTCGTGAAACACCTATGGAAGCCTGGAACAATGATTATATGAAAAGTGTACGTACAACTATGCTTGCAGGAGAAATACCTGCTAGTTGTCGTAAATGCTTTGAAGAAGAAAAAGTTGGCGTAGTTAGTAAGCGTATTTGGGAAAGTGCTACTTGGCAACACGACGAAGACGGTGTTGATATGGCCGAACTAGTTAAACAAACTAAAGAAGATGGTACAATACCAGAAGAGTTAGTATATTTAGATTTACGTTTAGGACATACATGTAATATCAAGTGTGTAATGTGTAGTCCGCATGATAGTAGCAAATGGGTTAAAGACTGGCAACAGTTAATACCTGTATTACAAGACCCAGATGTTAAGCGTCAAATGATGTGGGATAAAAAAGAATTCAATAACAAGTGGCATGAAAAAGATACATTCTGGGAAGAAATGTATAGACAAATTCCTAACCTAAAGCAGGTTTATTTTGCCGGCGGCGAACCGTTGATGATAAAAGAGCATAAAGAATTTATTGAAGAAATTGTACGTCAAGGTTATCAGGATAAAATTTTGCTACGTTACAATTCAAATGGGCTACTTGTTGATGACGATCTAATTGAATTATGGAGTAAATTTAAAAAAGTAAAATTTGCTGTAAGTATGGATGCATGTCATGAACGTGATGAGTACATACGTTATCCTACTGACTTTGAAACTGTAGAACGTACATTACATTTGCTTGATAATACTCCGGATAATATACAAACAAGTTTAGCAACAGCAATACAGATATTCAATGTAAAGCATTTGCCTGACTTTATGAAGTGGAAAGTTGAAAGCGGATTTAAAAAGTTAAATTCAGGTAATGTTCCAGGTGGTATACAAATGGGCGGCGGATTAGTTAATATGCACTTATTATACATTCCTACGTTTTTAAGCATTCAGATTCTACCTAAAGAAGACAAACAAGAAGTAGAAGAAAGATTTATGGACTTTAAAGACTGGTTATGGAAAAACTATAGACAAGATGACGACTATTGGAAACATAACCCTTACGGATGGAAACGTTGGGAGGCTGTTCTAAAACATATGAATGCACAAGATAACAGTCATATGTTACCAGGATTTAAAGAATATGTAAATAAATTAGACAATATTCGAGGTTTAAATGCTGCAAAAATATTTCCGGAGTTAGCACATTTACTATGACACAATTAAAAAAAATTGTAAGTCTTGTTCCTAAAGATGTTTTAGACATTAGATTTTTTCCAACGGATATATGTAACTTTAATTGTACATATTGTTTTCCGGGTAGCAAAGACGGAGTACACAGATACTCAAAAAATATAGATACTATTGTAAAAAACTTTAGTGCTTTATTTGAGTTTTATCGTGTACATTATAATAAAAACAAAGTAGAACTAAATCTTGCAGGAGGAGGCGAACCTACACTATGGCCTTACTTTGGAGAATTTTGTGACAGATTATCTAAAGTCTATGACATAGAATTTACAGTAACAACAAACGGTAGTAGAACACTAAGGTGGTGGGAAAACCATAGTAAGTATCTTGATAAAGTTACACTAAGTGTACATCATGAATTTGCTGACATTGATCATACCATAGAAGTTTGTGATTATCTTTATGAACAAGGCGTGTCTGTTACAGCTCTAGTATTAATGGATGCAGAGTATTTTGAAAAATGTAAAGACATTATAGAAAAATTTAAAACGAGTAAAAACCCTTGGTTTATAGAAGCAAAACCTGTAATACAATGTGAAGGCAAAGACAATTTAAGTTATACTCCCGAAATGATAGAATATATGAATAGTGGATTAAAAAGACTTCCTGAAAGTGATTTTTTATTAAAAAATATGCATCTCTTTAGGATACACGATAGTATTGCATTATACGATAACGATAGTGTATTACCAAAGCGTTCAGGTGATTATATAAACAATGATGAAAACCACTTTCAAGGATGGAAGTGTAATGTGTTATATGAAAATTTGTGCATAAATTTTGACGGCTCACTTACAGGTAGTTGTAATGTTGCTATCTTTAAAACAGAAGATTTTAATATTTTTGAAGAAGGATTTACAGAAAAATTAAAAAATGTTAGAAGTAAGATTGACAGATTTACTTGTCCTTATAAAACATGCGGATGTCAACCCGACACACATATTACTAAGTGGAAACTTTAGTTAACGGTATATCCGCAGCACATGTACACCAATTACGTGTACATGTAATTGGTTCGGTAGGAATTTCAAATGTGCCACTATAGATGTTACCTAAACTCCCACCCACTCTGCACGTAGCTCGATGTACTTCACCGTCCCAATTAATCATTAAACTTTCAATACCTGCGTTACATTTCCAACCTTTAAATTGATTTTTATGATGTTTAATAATATCGTTGGCATGCATTTCTTCAGTATCATCTATTAAACAATTTGCTTTAACTGTAGCATTATGGTCTAGGATCCATTCTAAATCCTTTGAGTCATATCTCATGTCGTCAAACCAATCGTGATCGCCTTCGGTCCATCTTATTCTACGAATAACATAAGGAACGCTATGTCCATCTAATACACAACAGCTTTCTTTTACACGATCCATATACTGATGATGAGCCATTAGATTAACCTGATAAGGAATATTTCTTTCCATATCATTTAACTGACTCCAGTACAATATATTGTTTACTGTTTTTTCTACAACTTCATTATCAAAGTGTAGACTAAAAACATAATGATCGACAGGTAATCTACCATATAACTTATATGGAAGTGTACCGTTAGTAGTAATATTAATCCAATCTGCTACTTCTCTAGTCGACTCGACTATATCTATAATATTAGGGTGTACGCATGGCTCGCCGCCTGTAAAACTAATTCTCAAAGGTTTATTCATTTTTGATAATTCAGCTAATGCTTTTTTAAAAACATCTATGTCTGTATGAGGGCTAAAGTTATCATGTATAAATGACGGACAGTATGCACAATCAAGATTGCATCTTTTGCCTATATTCCATTCTATTTTTACACTATCTTGATGTGGCCATTTGCTTGTTACTTTATACATAATCTGCAAACTCCGGATTTGCTGATAGAAAATCTTGTCCTCTAGTTTTATCTAAACGCTTATTAAACTCTACACAGTCTTTCCAGTGCGAGCTATACATACATTTTGATTCTAGAAAATTAATGTTATCTTGTATCTGTTGCAAGGTAATTTGTTCTAACAGTTTATGTTGTTGTACCAAAGGATATTCAAGTATTTCGGTTTTCATTTGTTCTAGCCTATCAACAACTTTTGCTTTTAGTTGAGGCGGCAATACTTGTGCGCTTAATACCATTGGATAGTTTACACGATGTGAATAAAACACAATGCCCATTTTGTTAATGAAGTAATCAATTACTTTATCAATTTGCATGATGTTGTTTGCTTGTACAGTAAATGCACCCACTACTCTAGTTACGTTAGGAAAACTTTGGAATACTTTTACATTTTCTTCTATCTCGCTAAACTTACCGTTGCCTCTAATGTACTCGTAAACGTCATGTACACCGTCTATGCTTACGTTTACAGCTATGCTTCTAAACTTAGGCCAATAGTCGTGTATAGTACGTCCGCCTTTTATACCTAGCGTAGTGCCGTTTGTAGCATACTTTAATTCTATATTATCGCCGTATTCTGCAAGTCTATCAAGTATTTTATAATGGTACGGATCCATTAACGGCTCACCGCCTGCAAATTCTACCCTACGGAAATAGGGCAATAATTTTTCAAATGATTCCCACCAATTATCGCTGTTATCAAATGGACCAATATACTGTCCTGGTGTATCAGTAAGTTCGTCAATAATTGGAATCAAAATGTTATTTTCTTTTTTGTAAAACTCTGTAACTTGATCCCAATCTTTCCAACTAGTACTATCTAGTGGGTTACACATACGACATCTTAAATTACATAAATTGTTAAGTTTAATCTCCATAGTAGGAAGTTCAAAAGGCATTGTGTAATCGTCGTTTAAAGCGTCTAATGCATCAGGGTATAAGTTGACCCTAGCTTCAGGTATAACACCTGCTGTATGACGCTGTCGTAAGCTCTGTACCCCCTGATCTTCGAGGTCAAAGCATGGCTTACATACATCTGGACGCTCGTTATTGAGTACTTGTCTGCGCACTTCACGCATAGCATCACCGTTCCAAACTTCTTCCAAAGTTTCGTTTTGTATCCATCCAATTGGCTGGCTACGGCAGCATACTTTAATAGCACCGTCTTCTCTAGTAGCTAATCCAGTAAATGGATGCATACAAAATGTACAACTATTTGATTTTGGCAAGAGCCCACTCCCTTTCTTTACACCAAAAACATTTCCCGCATTCTGGAATTTTTTGTCCTGGTATATAATTAGTATAATCTAAATCTCCAAATACTTCTGGATAGTCAAAAGCATCACCTTCGCAGCTTCTAGTAAGTTCTAACAGATCTGTAATTTTTAATCTATAGTATTGTTTGATAATCCAGTCTTTCATTACATGTACAAAAGGATGACATATAGTACAGCCCATGTGTTCTAATATTGGAGGTATATGTCCTTCGTTTCTATCTTCTAATGCACCTGGTATATCTATGTCTGGATTTTTATTAATAGCTGCAAACCAAGCATCTAAATTATACTTATGTCCTATGTACTCATTATAACTTCTAAGTATAATTTGATTACCGCTTTTTAGTTTTCCATATTCGTCTACTATATTTTGACCTTTACGACCCCACTCAAGATCTGGCGGAATAAAATTTCTTTCAACACCAACAATATTATCAAATTCCATCATTAGCCATTGTATAACTTTGTCTGCTATATATTCTTGCCAAGGCCTAGTTTTCCAACATCGTATTTGATTGGTAAGATAAATTTGTGCATTAGTATTACTTGCAACTAAGTATGTGAGTAATGCACTGTCTGCACCACCACTTATACTAATACCTATTCTTTTCCAGTTAGGGTTAATTGGAATGTTAACGCCATCTATGTCCATGCAAATATTTACCAAGTAAACATAGCACTTAACGTAGACCTGGTAAATACTTTATGCTAGAAAATACCGGATATACAGTTACAACAGATCTTTTAGATCAATGCAATAATTATATTATAACAAATGACATTGAAGTTGTCAAAGGCGAACGTGATAAACTTGTTTTAAACGAGCCAACAGAAAACTTCTTTTACGATCCGTGGAAACTAAAAGACATTTATAAAAATACACCTTTAGAAGAGCTATATAATTCTTTACCTACACAAAAAGGCGAAGCTCGTATTATAGAAATGGAACCCGGCAACTGTTATATGTCACACTCTGATATTGATAATAGATGGCATATAAATTTATCTGGAGAAGAAAGTTTTTTAATAGACTTAGAACATTTAGATATGTACAATTTAGTATATGACGGTATATGGTGGTACATGGATGCAGGAAGATTGCATACAGCTAGTAATCACGGTGACAAAGTAAGAAAACAACTAGTAATTAGAGAACTGTTAACAAGAGGTAATTTACACAACGGGGTATTTGTAAAACTACAAGGAACAGTATATAATTCTAGATTTTTATTTGACAAACACATTAGTCCCTGGCTCAACTATGTAGATAAACAAGGTAAACTAGATAACTTTTTTAAAGGAGATACATTTGTATCTTTTGAAGTATGCTCTAGTATGCTGTCTAGTTTAAGAAAAGTAATACCCGAAGGTATTACTAGTAGTGTGTAAGATGATCTATTCCAAGTAGTTTTTTAAACTTATCAGTAAATTTACAATCTATACGTAGTCCGTATTCTTGCTCCATACTAAATTCGCCACCGTGCCAGTCTTGATCGTTAAAGAAGCACGAATGAGAGTTAACGTATGTTTTCTTTTTAGCTTCAGGATCCCATATATAAAAGCCTCTTTTCATCATAGGGCGTATGTGTATAAATTCTATATT